AAAAGCATTATCTATCACATCTTGTCGAAATAACCCTGTTGTTTCACTTGACTCATAAGTTGGAGCATTAGCAAGACTATTAAAATTCAAACCATCTACTATAAATTCATCAGGGTTTAAAGAGATTTGATTTGTTTGTCCTAAATAAGACTGAGGGTATATTACTAATTGTACTGACATATTATACGGATTGAGTTCTAAATGTTTTTGACTTCTCTACTTCAAATGTATATTGTATTAGTTTATCGTTTGCTATTGTTTTCTTTTCGTAATTTGTAGTCGTTAATCTTACAGGAGTTACATAATTATTTAAAAGAGAATCTGTAATATCTGTTTGATAACCTTCTAGTATATAAACTTCAGGACTATTTATTAAGTCTTCAAACCATTCTGCTTCTGATTCACTAATAAAGTCTGTATTCATTTTTATCTTTTCTGTTGCATTAACTCTAAATGCTCTTTTACCTCCTCTAAAAATACTAGGCCTATAAGCTGCTTCATTCCAACTACCTCGCAATTGATTGTATGTAGTTCCTTTTGTAGATATTGTTTTAGTAGATTTCTTTGTGAATGTATAATAGTCCCAAGCACCCCATTGATTCAACCAAGCTAGTCTAATACTTTCATAACCTCTCAAGTCAGGACAGTTTATATTTATTGTATATAAAGCCGACCTTGGAGTTGATGAGGTAAAAGCTTGAACGGTATAATATGCTAAGTCCCCACTATTTATATGAGTTGTAAAATCTGAACTCCAATTCCTTAAATTACCAGGAAATACTCCTGCATATAATATCTGTTTATATATCTTAGCATTGTAAGTTGTATAGCCTCCTGTATTATTATCATTATCTACATCTATATCTGAGCCTAACTGACTACCACTTGAATCATATAACTTAAATTGTATTTTTGTTATCTCTATATCTGCTACTGTAAATAAATAAGGATTAAAAAAAGCAACTGTTCCATAATCTTCTTTATTCGCATACTGAGTAGTAGGAGCATTAGATAAGAATTTTTTAGTATTATCTGTTAGCCAAAAATCTTCAAAACTATACCCAAAATCTTTTCCATTAGAAGAAGCAAGTTCTAAGATATCTGAGTATTTTAAATATGCATTGAAAATTATATAATCTAAAGTAGTAACTTCTTGATTGCCTGGCTGAACTAAAGTATTATAAGTTGATGAAGTAGGAGTATTATCATAATATTCCACACCAAATACAACAGCTAAATATCTTGCAGTAGTTTTATTTCTTGAAAATTTGTCTATTAAGTGCATCGAATGAGGAGTGTCAGCAGTAGTATCTGTTCCTTTGTACTGACTATTATCAAATGCTTCATTTTCAGCTTCTGTATAATTCTCTATTAAAGAACTGAAGTCAAAGATTCCAACTCCTGCATTATTAGGAGTAGTTTTAAAAGTTCCTATTAACTGAGAAGCAGTTCCTATTGATATACTTGTATCGCTTATGTATACTTGAGCTACAAACTTGACTCTTATTTGATTTGCTACGACTGTATCATTTGATACTGCAAATATAACATCTTGCCCAACTGCTACTACAGTAGGTTTATAATGAGGAGATGCTTGAGCTGCTGAGTTTGTTTTAGGTTTTTGTTCTATTATCGTTGCCATTTATTTCGTTTTTATTGATGCTGTTCCTGTTGCTATTTCGTTTATGATATCTTCAGAAAAAGCATTTAGTAACTCTCTACTAAATAATTTTAAATTTCTACCAAGAGGCTTCTGAAAGAAACTAAGACTTTTTATACCATCTCTTTTTATTTTCCTACCTATAATGTAAGCTAAAGATAAGTTAGTAATAAATCTTCCTGTTTTTTTATCTCTTCCTTTTATACTTTTTTTGCTAATCCATTTAGACAATATGCCAGGAGGGGGTTGCTTGTTAGTATATTTATAAGGACTTGTTAATGTTTTTCCTAAATAATCTGTAAACTGCTGTCTTTTTTTATTTCCTGAAACTCCCTTGTCTAAGAAAGTACCATAGTCATCCATTAGGAACTGAAGAGTATAACCTTCTTTAGTTTTATCTATATTATACTTAATAGATTCTGCTAATTTAGTTGAGCCCTTTTGCTTCCTCAAACTTTTCTTAGTTTGAAGTACAACAGTTTTTCCTATCCTGTTTAAATACCTTTCGATATTATCTGTCTTCATTATATAGTACCTACAAAGATTTCTACATTTACATTATTAGATGTAGTTGGTCTTACTTCTAATTTTGCTAAGTCTGCTAAAGCACCATAAGAAGGTACTGCATCAGCTTCAGCTACAAATACATCATCTGCCCTATTGATAATATGCGAAGTACCTGCAGGTAATAATATAGTATAATTTGAAGCTGCACCTCCAACTCCTAACTCTATATCGTAAGTAGCATCTAAATTAGTTACCCTGATATATCGTACATTCTCTTTATCAATAGCTCCTGCACTATCATAAACATTAGTTGCAAAAGTTGCTATTGTTGTCGTTGCTGAATGAGGACAAGTTATTACCCTTTCAAATGTATCTATTATTCCTGTTGTAGTTACTGTATTTGTAGAACCTCTTAAAGCTCCGTTTACTACTACTGACTCTGTGATTGTTGTTACTAAATCTGCCATAATTTTTATTTTTTATCTATTTGTTTTAATTTATTAATTGCCCAATTTACTCCTGAACTTCCTCCCCAAGCATCCCACATTAATCCTCCACAACCTTCTGAGTAGGGAACATCTTTATGTTGTTGATGTCTTTTAAATGAAGCCATTCTTGCTATCGTATCTCTACTTATAGGTTTCTTATCTGCTAACTGAGCTGACCTAGTCCAACCTACTCTAGTTCCACAATCAGAGCCATTTTCTTCTTTCCATTTTCTAGCTCTTTTTGCATTATTAGTAGCTGCTTGAGGATAGTCTGTATAACTCTCTAGCTTTATACTAATAGCTTCTAATTTTTCTAATACATCTTCGTAGTTCATATTTTAATCCTTATTGTTGGTGGTATTATTTGTATCTCTATTTTACCTATTTTTATCTTGTTTAATTTCTTTAAATATTCAATCATTAGAATCCTGAGCCTCTTGTATTTGGATTAGGAACTCCACAAGCATTGAAATCGTTTTGTACTAATACTCCAATATTAAATACCCACCCTACGCAAAGATTATCGAATCTTTCTTGAAATGGCTCTAAGTTATATTGACCTTCAGTAAAGTATAATGGAAAATTTATATCATTTGTTCCATAAGGCACGCCATCATTAGAATACATCGATTGTTGTTTAGAGTGTCTAAGCATACTGATAAAATCTGTTGCTATTTGTAGCATCTCACTATAAACACTTTGCTCATCTGTTAAAGGTTTGTATAACTTATCAAAGTTAGTTGCTGCATTCCTTCCTGCTGATTCTCTATTTTCTGTCCAATCACTTTCTTGTCCTGTCATTGACATAACAAAGATTTGAAAGTTATAAGTTAATGTAGAATCTCCTGTTGTTACTGATGTTGGATTAATATGTAATAAAGGAAATTTAGTATTCTTTTCTAAATCGAGTTCCCAAATATCTCCAACTGAAGTAGTATGGATTCCGTAATGTTTCTCTGCAATTAAAAGCAAAGTATTTACTACATTATTGTATGTCTTATTTTTGACCATTTAATTGTACTTTATTTTGTGAGTTTAAATCTGTTTCATAACTTAACCAAGTTAGGCACTCCAATAAACTCAAATTTGTTATACTTTCTAACTTACTTAGCTCTTGATTACAGAGCCTGTGCATTACACCAAACCAACCCCACTTTTCTGCGAAGCTTTCTGATGCAATTGCGTTTTCGTTTCCTTCATCTGTTCCGTCAAACACAATGGCAAAGTCTTTAACAATGCGTTTACGAAACTCCAAAAAAAAACCAGAGCAGCTTGAACTTGTTCAGCAGGCATCTTCTTCATTATCTCTGCCCTTATTTTAATTTTGCCATCGTAAGCTTCTATTACATATATATCGTTTTTCTTTTCTACAACAGGTCTAAAAAGGATTGCCATTAATTCAGGCAAGTGCTTGTCAATTCCTAATTTTACAAATGTTTCTATATCTGCATATTCTCCTAAAGTAATTTCATCTAAATCAGGATGGAAACCATATTCAATTCCTTCTACTTTTATAATCTTTTTTAATTCTGTATTTTCTTTACTTTGTATTCTTGATATTTCTCCCATAATAATCGCAATATCTTTTATACTCAAAACATTAATTAGTTTTTTAGGTATATTAGATAATTCAGCAATTGTATTTAAAGCTTCTTTGCTTTTTCCTTCTTTATTAAAATCTATCAATCTTAACCAACTCTCTAAAGTAACATCTGACCAACTCTCAATTACTTTGTAAGTTTTAGTTTTTTTGTCTTTGTTTATTTTGACCTTCATAATATATAATGTAAAAAGTTAGTATTTAGTTTAAAGTTTTGTATATTCGCCCCTCATTTCTATTTAGTTTCCATTTCTTTAAGGGGGTTGTCATTATGACGCCCCTTTTCTATTGCACAAAATACCTGCCTGCATTAGGATTATCTAAGTGATATATAATATTATAACGCACTCCATCTATTGCATGGTTAAATGAATCTACATATAATTTTGAACCCTTATCTGCATAAATATAGTTATTCAATTCTTTAGCTATATTAGTTGATTCAGGAGATATAACTAAATGGAAATCTTGCATTCTTGTTACTCCACTTTCAATAGTTCCTTTTTTTACAGGTCTTATATTAACTCCTAAATGCTTTAAGTCTGCAATTAGTCTAGGTTCTGCACTATCTGCGATAATAAGCATATTTCCTATTTTATCTAATATTATCTTTGCTAATTCATGAGATTTTAAACCATTTTGATAGATATGTTCTTTTAAATATATCTTCATTTTCTTTTTATCAATAGCTACTTCTGTTAATGAATCAGGGTCTATTGAAAATCCAAAATCCATTCCACAAGAAGTCTGCAATCCATCAGGATTAAATTCTCCTATACTCCAATTTTCAAATACAACCCCCTCAGCTTTATCTAACCACCCTCCAAGAATTTTATGGCTATACTTTTTAAAGTTGTTATGTTTTATAGTTTTTATACGCTCTAAGAAGCTTTGTGAGAGGTTTTCTATATTATCTAGATATGTACTATGTATATAACATACATTGTCTTTAACACCATTAAAACCACCTTCTACGCCTTTGCTTTCAAAAAATCTATTATATATCAAATGTTCTTTAGTTACTGGGTTTAATATGAGTATAACTCTATTTTGAATATTTTTTTCTCTAATACTAAGGTCAATAGTATCAAAAGTATTTTCATCTATAAGTTCTTCAGCTTCATCTAATACCCAACAACTTATTCCTTGTAATGATTTTAAACTCGCAGTTTGATTTCCTGCTGATGTTTTTATACCTCTAAATAGAATATCACTTTTGCTTTGTGTATTTATTACTTCTGCTTTATTTACATAAAATACATTATCATTATATCCAAGCAAACCTATCTTTTGTAAAAATTCAGGTATAATAGACAAATGAGCAGATACCATTGTATATCTAGTAAACAAAACTCTAATCCCTTTTACCATTGTCAATAAAGTTAAAAATACTGTAACAGCAAATGACTTACCAGAACCACGACCTCCTGTTATAATAAAATAACGAGCATCAGATTCAAATAAAGGATTGTATTTATGATTCAGTCTCAGTTTTGTAGAATGTTATTAGTGGAGTATGTATAGGCTCATTTCCTGATGTTACATCTATTTTATTAGTTTCATTCCAACCTAATTGAGTTTTTGCACCATGTAAAACTACTGAAGGTACTTTATCTTTTATACATTCATAATATTTTGACTTAATAAAATCTTTTGCAATTACTTCAACTTCTTTTACTTTTTGCGCAAATTCTTCGTCTTCTTTAAGCCATCTATAATAATTAGTTCTTGACAGATTAGTTGTTTTTAATGCAGTTGTTACTACTCCTAGACTTGACTCTAGTGCTTTTATCATTCTGTCTTTTGCGATTTGTGTTCTATTTTGTTCCATTTTGTATATATCTAAATGCTGCGGTTATTCTATTTTTAGTACTTGTTTTATTAAATCCTACCATTTTTTGTTTGCCTGTATTTCTTCCAAAAAAATAACATTTCCAATCTTTATGTCTTTTAAGTGAAAATATTAAACTTGGTGCTGATGTTGTTATTCCCATTACAAATTTATCGTCTGTATATTTCTTTGCTATAAAGTCTAACAATCTTCCTCCTATTCCTATTCCTTGATAGTCTGGTAATATTACTAATCTATGCACTTTTTTTAAATTAGGTTTTTTATTAGGTAAATGTAATATGCTTATAAATCCTGCTATCTGTTCATTAACATAAGCTACATAAGTATGTGCTGCATTATTATGACTATGACTCAAATAGTGGTGTTTAGCAAATATTCTCCAAACTGACTTATCTCTTGTTTTGAATATTTCAAATTTAACTTTTGGTCTATTTTTTTTTTGCCCTTCAAGTATTTGAAAGGTCATACTATCTGTATTAAAGACCCAATCTGGTAATAACCAATCTTGGACATCATGATGACAAGTTACTGCTATAAATTGCTTGTCTGACTTTCTTATTGCTTTTTGCATTGCATAAGAACCTATTTTAGCTACATTTCTATCAACTACTGATGTAAACTCATCAAACACTATTAAGTCATCTTCTTTTAAAAGGGCATTTGCTAAATCAACTCTCATTTTTTGACCATTTGATAATACTGAATAAGGCTTCAACCAACTTGGTGGAGAACTGAATCCAACACTATTAAAAATTTTAGTTATATCATCTACTGAAGCTGTTTCAGGCATATCATCTAAAATTGTTTCTGCTTTATAGTCAAAATTAGTAACATAAGCATCTTTAAATAATTCTTTTGCTATTGTTGTTTTACCTGTTCCACTATTGCCAACAATCAAACCAATTTGCCAATTATTTGGCATATCTATACTTCCTTGAAAATGTTCTTTAATATGTTCAGTTTGTAAATCAAATTTACCCATAACAGATGAAACCCTGAAAGTTTTATTTGGTTTACTTTCTCTTAGAATGTCAAAATTCGGCATTTGTATCCTTTTTTAGTTAATTCATTAAATACTTGCTCTTGTTCTCTTTCTGATGTTAATTCTATTTCAACTCTATATTCTTCAGATATATTATCTGATATGTCATTTACATCATTATTTTGCTCATCATCTTCATTTTGCCAGACATCTAATCCCCATTCTGCTAATTGTACGCTATCCCATTCATTAGCTAATATATCCCATTCCCATTCTCCGAATCCTACATTGTCTTTTACTATAAATTCTTTTTTTTGTTCTTCTGTTAATCCTTCCGCTATTTCTATCCATACTTCTTTTAGACCAGCATCTTTACTTGCTTTAAGTCGCATATTTCCACCAAGCACTATCATATCTTCATCAACTACAATAGGTCTAAGCTTTAACATTTCAGGAAATTCTTGAATAGACTTAACTAATTTTTTAAACTTATCATTTTTAATAATTCTAGGATTATTTGGATTTCTTTTTACTTGACTAATTTTAACTTGCTGTTTCATATAATATAATGTAAATTTGTTTTATTTATTTAAAGTCTTCATTTATACCTCTTTCTCCTACTAGCTTTTCTTTTGCTCCTGTCCATAATTTATCTCTATTCTTACTTAATGATGGTTCTGTTCTCCTTAAAGTAGGTATACCTTCTTCAGGCTCACTATCCATATACTTACCACACTCACAAAGCCCTTCCTTTGCTACCCATTTTCCTTCTCTTAAAACGATTGTAGCTTTAGGTAGCTCTCGTTCTTTACCACATTCACAAGTATATAAAGTCATTTTGCTAATCCTCCTGTTTTTGTTTTGTCTTCTTCGTGCAACTTATCTAATTCAAAGTGTAAAACATTAATAGCTTTTCTTATATCTTGAGCCATAGAATTACCTTCTTTTTTACCTGCTCTTAATATATACTGTACTGCCTGAGCAGTCCAAGGAGTTAAGTCAAAATCATCTACTATATTCTTAGCTGAGTATTTATGTATTTTGCCTCTATAGTAATGAGGTTCTGTATCTACTTTATAATCTATTGGCATTGTCAAAGTTTTTTATATTATTTTTTAATTTATTGTTTTCGTATTTACGCCTTTTACTTTCTACTATTGTTAAGCATATTGTTAATGCTATTGCAAAAATTACTATTGCTATAAATACAACATTCATAGCTTATCTATCAATTTAAGCAGCTGCTGAGGTGTATATATTCTAGCATCTCCATCATAATTTTCATACACGCTTGTAAAATTATCATCTTCATAAGTCCAAAGGCTTCTAACATTATTTTTAATATGATACCTTAGTATATTTTTTATTCCTTTATAAGTTCTTTTAGTATCCATTGTATTTTTTATATAGTTTTTTTATTCCATCATAACAAGCTGCAATACAAGAACCACAATTAGTTCCTGTATTATAATTAGTATTATGTATTATATTGTATATCTCTATCATTTTCTTTTTTGCTGCTACATCTTTTGCCCTTCCTGTTTTTAAGTCTGGCCAAAGGTTTGTTATTTCATCTATTATATCTTGAGGTAAATCTTCAGGAGTTTCTATCTCAGTTGTTTTATCCCAATACTTCTGAGGACAAGCAAGAGGTGCTAGTCTTGCTTTAATTTTCATAAAACATTTACAAATTTTGCAATTTCCTGTAGGTTTAAAATAATAAACACATTCTTTACATATATTTATCCTATCTTGATATACTTCTTCTTTGACAAAGAACTTCATAATCTTTTAGTTTTATATTTAATAGGCATAGGTTGCTCAAAACCAAACTGCATAAAAAATGAATTCTTTTTATCTGGATTATATATCTTCTGTTTACTTTTAGCTTTCTTCATTCAACTTCTTTTTTAATAACTCCCTTACTTTGTCTATCGTACTAAACAAACTATTTCTACTTATCTTTGTTTTCTCAGCGAGTGAATCTAGTGTATTACCTTCATAATAATACAACTCAAAAATCTTTTGGTCGTACCAATTAAAATTCTTATCTAAAGTATGGTCTATAAGTTCTAATTTTTGCCATCTATTATCTATTTCTTCATTAGGAATATTCTGTATAGTCTTATTAATATTAGTATCAAAGTATTTATTATCATCACTATAAGTACAGCCACCACTATAAATAGAGCTGTCAATATGAGTATAATATTTTCTATATTTATAATAGTACGCATTATTTTTACAAGTTAAAGCTCTTCTAATATATACTGCACCATATCTGATAATCCCTTTTTCGCCATCTTTAATCCATATTTTTTTTAATACTGATGGATTCATGCTAAGAAAATAAAACATTAATTCTTGTACTACCTCGTCTATTTCATTCTTATCTGTGGTCAAGCCATAAGTCATTTTTTTAAACTTATCTGATAGCTTTGATATTTCACAGTAAATATCAGTCATTTATAGGTTCTAAGGTTTCAATTTTCTCTACTAATTCTGCTAACATATCAGCTAAAACAACTCTATAAGCTCTTACTTTAGCACCATTATTCTTTGTTTCTATGCCTGCAAAAAATCCATTTGTCATAACAGATAGATTGATAGGTATAATCATTAACCAATCCCAATAATTATTTTCTTTTAATCCTTTACCATAATTATTATGATATTCCAAGACTATTTCTAATACTTCTAAATAATTATCGTATCTTGACTTTGTGCTTACTTCTTTTGCAAACTCTGTACACATTAATACATACTTATCTACTGCTTGTCTGTGTTCTTCGTTAGCATATATTGGAACTATCATACGCCAAAGGTAATAAAAAAGTTACTCTATTCCTTTATCTTTTTTTAAGTTATTAACAGCATTTTTGTAATAACTTATTTTTTCTTCATAATCTACTCTAGTAAATTTAACAATTGTTTGAGCTAAAAATTGTAATTCTTCTGCTGTTCCTTCTCCATATTTACCATCTAGAGCAAGAGCAAACTTAAATTGTTCCCCAGATTTAAACATATTACAACCGACACATTGGGGCTGGCAATTTTCTTCATCATACCGAGTTGCCATAAAACGACGAGATTGGAAATGGCCATTTTGCATTCCTCTATTATATGGTTTAACGCATCCACAAGTGAAACATTGTACTAAACCATTTTCTGATTCTCTAAGTCTAATATATAGACTAAACCACTTATCTAATTCTTTTTTAAGTTTACTTATTGATTTTGCCAAAGCATTTCTTGTATAAATTCTTGAGGTGGTGCAGTATAAATATATTTAGCTATTGTAGTATTTTTTCCAAATCTAGTTTTTTTAATTAAAGGAATACTATCTATATCATAACCTTCTTTTCTATGATTAAATATAATTGCTGATAATCTAGTTGCTCCATATTCTTTTATAGCTTGATAACTTGTTATACTACCATAAGTTTTTAAATGCCATAATATAGCATCTGATTGACTTTTTACTTGGTTTTCTTGAATAGTTATTTTTTTCATTTCTTATAGTTTATAGTTCATCTTTAAATTTAGTACAAAAATATGCTTCTAATATACATAATAAAATAAGTACTAAATAAATGGTTATTAATATCTTCATTTTATTTTGTTTTTATATTCTTTAGCTCTTAATTCTATTTCTGTTTGTGATAATTCTAATTCATATATTTCATTATTTTGTCTAATAACTATAAATAATCTTATCCATTCTTTAGTATAATGTTCAATATCGTTTTCATGACACCATCTTTGAGCATCTAACATTATTTCTATTTCTTTCGGAATTTTACTTTCTTCTTTTTTCATTTTAATAATTTTTTTGGTTGTTGATAATAAGGTACATTTTTTATTTTTAAAGTTTCTGTCTGATAAGTTGCATCATCTATTGTTTTTTTATGGGCATAAGTCCATTTGTAGAAAGTTCTAATATTTAAAAATGGTTCATCTTTCCCAAATCTTACTCCTAATCTAAAAGCATCTTTTATTTGATTAAAAGTCATATTTCCAAATCTTCTTTCTTGTATTAAATCTGTTGCAAATATTTTACTTAAACTAGCTAAAGTCTTAGCATCAGTTCTGTGTCCTATTTCTATAGAAGTTAGTGCTATTAAATCTAAAACTTTTTTAGTTAATTCTTCTAAATTTTCAGTATTGAGTGTTTTCATATTTATGTATATATCCTGTTCTTACTAATATATCCAAATTTACAATTTTTACATTAGATATATGTTGTGCATTTTTTCTATCTATTTTATTTATAAACATAGAATATTTGATAACATCTATATTTGGAAAGTCAGTATCATTATATTGTTTAGCAAATACAAATTGATTAAATTTTTTATTATAAGTTCTATTATTTCTTTTGTATTCAACTTCTAAATTACAATATACTATTTCTCCATTATTTATATTCATAATAATTTTTTTGCTTGTTCATATTGACTTAATTGTGCATCTAGTCTTGACATTGTTGGTTTTTTATTTTCTCTTTT